TGGCGTAGATACAAGCTTAGCTTCAATTACGAAGCCGTCGTCCTTGTATGAATGCAAAGAGAAAGCAAGACCATCGATAGTAATCTCATCGTAAGATGCAATGTCTTCAATATCGTTAGTACGAATGTAGACAGTGTACTTAGCGCGATTACCATCAGCGTCTTTTGCTTCATCAACCACAATTACGTTACAAGTTGTAGACGTGTTTGTAGTAGTCAGCTCATTAGCCGCACCGAAAGTGTATGAAGCGGTCTTAGTGACAAATGTAGCAGACTTATGTAAGCTAGCGAACTTCGACCAAGCGGTGTCCACAGCATCAAATATGTCTGTTTTAATTGTCATTAGTTACTCCTAAACCAAGTACCACCAGAGACGCCGCCAGTCGCTAGGATTGGACGGAGGTTCTTGTAGTATGTAGGGTTTGTACGGTTAGAAGAGCTAGAAGCAGCAGCTGATGCACCCTTCTCTGTGACTTCAATAGAACCGATCTTATAGGTCGATTCAGCACCAGAAGTGCTAGAAGAAGCAGTAGAAGAGTATTCGTTTATAACAGAAGAGTTCTGAATAAACCACAGTGCTTGCTCATAGACAGCGACTTTGAGGTATCTGATCTCACGAGGAAGCTCATGAAACCATTGTGGAAAGCCAGCCGAGTTAGCCGGTTGACTCGCCACAAAGTCATAGTCATAGTCCATCTCAATAGAAAACCCAGTACGAGGGTCCAAGAAAGACCCCGTACGTGGAAAGCTTAACGCCTGTGTAGAAGATGTAGCACGCCCAACGAAATTCTCTTTGTCAATCGTGCGTGTAGCAGACACAATAGCTTTAGCCTTATCGGCAGAGCTAGCAGCTGTCCATGCGCTAACTGACATGCGGTCTTCGAAGTAGTAATCAGCTTCGTCAACGGATGCATAAGAGTTATAAGTTAGTGAGAGTGCCATCAACCATCTCCCTTCAAATTAGGCGTGGAAGATTGGCAGGATGCCCAGGTTCAACATATCGAACTTACGCTCGTAAGAAGCACCAGTAGCCAAAGCAGCATTGCTAACGAATGCGTTAGTTGCGCCTGCCCAGTTGTAACCCATTGGGTGCATTACGTAACCCCAGCGATAGAAGATATCAGTCGCGCCAGAACCACCATACTTGTTAGCATCGCGGAAGATTTCTGTTGGAGTAGGAACGCTAAGAGCAGCCATGTTTACTGCGCCTGGCTTTACCAAGAATGTTGTCTTTGTAGAAGCAGTTTCAACACCAGCAGCAGCAGAGTTGTCACCCATGTTTGTGCGTGTAGTTAACAGACGGAACTTGCCTGAGAAGATTGTGCTGAATTCAATGTTGCCTTCAGTTACAGTTGTCTGGTCAACAAGGTTAGCAATACGCAGCTGAGTCATGATTTCTGGTGAACAGATCATGTACATGAATGCTGGCTCATAGTCAGCGTAACCAAGTGAAAGAGCCTTAAACAGGTTCTCGCCCAGGATACCACCGTAAAGTGAAGAAGACTGATCCATGATCAATGTGCGGTCTGTACCAGGAGTCGCACCGAATGCACCGGCAGCGTTCAGGTCAACGTTAAAGCCTGTTGTAGACTGAGCAACGCTGTAGTCCATTCCGAAGTCGTTAAGACCAGCAACAGCAGCTTCAGAAGCAGCAACACCTTTGATCACAGAGATCAGAGCGTCGTCTTCGTCTTGTGCTTTAACTTCAGCGAAGTCACGGGCGATCTTAGCAAGACCGTCCATCTGTGAGATAACGCGCTGAACGTTAACTTCCTGTGCGCCATGTGTACGAACAGTTTTGATGTATGTTAAGAAGTCAGATGTGTAAGACTGCTTGTTTCCGTCTGCTGCGTTTGTGTGATCAACGACGTTAACAGTCTGAGTTGAGTAAGGCTTGAAGAAGCGTGACTGACCAATGAAAGTTTCAGTTGATGGGTCGATGTCGCCTGCTGCGCCTACGATTTCTGTACCAGCAAGTTTCTTTGCGTTTGTGTACATTTCGTCAGTGTAAGCTGAAAGAGCTGACTGAAGGGCAAACTGGAAGTTGCCAAGAGTTGTGTTACCAGATACGGCCATTTTAATCTCCTTGAGAGTAATATATTTAGACTATAAAAGTTTAATTAGAATCCGAAGTTGCCATCTTTAGGAGCTTGCTTAGCAAAGTGTGCTAGCATCTCTTCAGTAGTCATTTCGGTAATTGGTTTGTTTACAGAAGTGTCAGGTGCCTGTCCAATAGTTGGAGCTGCGCCTGTGCCTGAATTCATTTTAGGTTTCAGCAGAAATGAATTAGCTTCGTCTTTAGAGAACATTTCAACAAACTCTGAGATAGACACGCCAGACTTATGAACCCACTGTCCATTAGCGTCTTGTGTCATCTGAGAAACAACGCGGTCATATGCCATATCGGCAGCGACATCATTACGGAATTCTACACCACTCATAGCACTTTTAACTACGTTATCACGTGTCAGCTTAGTATTTTGAGTTTGCAAAGCTTCTAGTTTAGCCTGCATTTCCGCCATGCGAAGTTCGGCAACTTCTTTATGTTTGCCTTCTTCTTCCATGCGCTTAATTTCAACTTGTTTCTTCTCTTCTTCCAGTAGGGCTTTTGCTTTAATAGCATCGTCACGAGCAGTGTACGCGCTGTTAAGCTTATCCTTAATACCCTTCAGCTCTTCAGCAACCATCTGCTGGACTAAGCTGTTAACATCGGCGTCATTAAGGTCTACGGCAGGTTTTGAAGAAGCTGCGCTAGTTGTTTCAGTTGTTGTTTCGATTGTTGTATTTTCTTCAGACATTTGAGTCTCCTTTGCATCACGGATGCTTATGATACCCATCGGTAAGCAGTACAACTGCTAGGGGTATTTATGTGGAATAATTTAATAAATAAAGTCGAAACGGTGACTAGTATTTATGATCATACGATTATCCCGTTTCTTTAACTAGCTATATCGCTGGGAAAGGGCTTATGGCCCAATCCCGTATCTATCTTCACCATCTTTCAGATCACGGAGTATATCTTTGCCCGTAAGCTCACGATATCTATTTCCTTGATCGCGAAGAAATTCATCGATGGAGAATGTTCTGTTGCGATAAGCTTTGTTAAGTTCAGCCAAACTGCCTACCCCGAAGTACCTTTCAAGGTCATCTCCGAAGTTTTTGTACAGATCTGGCAAATCTTTATTAGTGAACTTGCCTGCTGTTCTTTTCTCAAGAACTTTATCAAGCTCGCTAATTGTTGCTTTGTTAGTGATATTTTTGTCTATAAGACCACGCTTTCGAGCAGCTTCTAAAGTCTCATCATACCAAGCGTTAATCATCTTCTTCTCTTTAGCAGCAGAAGATTTTAGCGACTTAGAATAAGCCTTTAAGCCTTTCTCAAGCTTGTCAGGGTCAATACCACCTTTGTTTGAAGCTATCAGCGAAGCAATTACATCATTAACTGCGTTTGCGTCAAGCGGGTTAGCTGTTTGTTTTAAGCCTTGGGTTATAAAGTCCTGCATTGAGAACTCGCCTGCGGCTATACGTTTGCGAAGACCTGACACTGAGATTATGTCAAGCTCTCTAAGATTTTGTTCGAAAGTATTGAAGAAAGATCCTTCAGTCAGAGTACCGGCATCAAGACGTTGCTGCGCTCTGTTAAGACGACGAGCAGCACCATGTCTGCTATACTGATCTAGAATTCCAGCCTTATTAGTTTTAAACTTAGCAACTAGAGCCTTTTCAAGAGCAGGTATATTCTTCATCGCTTCATTAAGCTTTCCGACACTATAAAAACCGTCTTGTATGTTGTCACTGACGTCATTCAAAATGGCTGTGTTCTGATATTTGCCTAATTGCACTGAGAGCGTACGACGATCAAGTGCGGCGGCTTTTAACAGAGCATCATCTAGTCCGGGTAGAGTGTCTATAGCTGCATTAATCTGTTGCCTAGTAAAGTTGCCAGATTGTACGTTGTCTAATAAACTGTCTACACGCTTTCTGCGAGCTGCAATATTGCTTTTATTAAGGTTGTCTAGCGCGAAATCACGCATTGCTTTAAGTTGTCTTTTAATTTGGTTGGACTCAACAGCCTCTGCATAGAGGTCGTTAAGTGTTACCTTAGTCCAATCAGCTTCTTCTAAGTGTGAGAAGAAACCATCGTGCACTGTAGCGACACGCTTGTCGGACTTGC